CCCCTTCTTAGTCATAGCAGCTATGGCTACTACAGCTACAGTACCAGCCACTACAGCAAACTGAGCCATACGCTTAGCTACGCCAGCTATGCCACTAGCAAAGCGCGCAATAGTAGCCCTTGCGCCCTTCATCTTTTTATTAAACCGCGCCGTTCTGGCGTTTACGTTTACATTTAGGTTTCCAACAGTAGCCATCTATCCCCCTGCCATCGCATTTAATATAGCCCTCATATCGTCGGCGGTCTGCTCTTTACGCTCAAAGTCTGGCATAAAGTCACTGGGCTGGAATGTCTTGCTTTTAGAGCTAGCGTTAGCGTTAGCTACCGTAGCTGCAATGATCCCAGCATGTAACGCCTCTCGCTCCTGTCCAAAAGGCTCTAACCCGTAATACGCCATCCACTCTGCTAGCTCACGTGATGAGATAGTAGCTAGCATCGTTTCTACAGTCATGCCCAGAGCTAAAGCTAGCCTAAAGTAGAACCGCCGCTCTGGGCGGCTAGTTAGTTTCCCGCTAAGTCCTCTACGTCCTCTTGGCTAAAGCCATTAAGCCGCTGGGCTACCGAGAAAACTCGGTCTAACGCTGCAGCAGACTTATCGCCTAACGCTTTAGCGTCTGCGTCAGTAAATAACCTAGTACCGCTATCATCGCATACGGTTAAAACAGCAAAACGCGCCCGTACATTTTCTAGGCTCATTTTCTGCTTTTTACCTACTAGAGACTGCTCGAAGCTGTCCCGCTCATTACCTCGCAGAGTACGTACGTATACGCTACCGCCCCATTCTGGCACTTCTACCAGCTCTTTAGGTAAATCGTCAGCCTTTAGAATAGTGTCTCTATTTAGCATTAGATTAAGCTACCGTAATAGCTCCAGTTACCTTGAATGATGCAGTACCAGTTACTACAGAGTCGCTAGCTGCGTTTACTTGAAAGCCAGTAATTATCGCATTGAACGTATACGTACTGGAATCGCTAAACGTTATCACTACCTCTTTAGCTACAGGGTTTACAGTTAGCCCCGCTTCCCACTGATCAGTTAGCCCACCTATACCGCCGCCAGCTGCGCTATACTGAAACTCTACAGAAACCTCGCCAGAGTCAATAGTACCGCCTAAGAATGTACGATAGATGTCTGCCATACTTGTAGCGTCTATTGTTGCTATTGTTACGGACGGGGCTGATATTGATACTACGTCTGCAATAGCCCCGCCGTCGTAGCTAATAGTAGTTGTGTTTGATGTTATTGCCGCCATGGAAATTATCCCCCTTTAGGATGTCTGATGATACACTATAAAATCTAAAATCGTTCTAAAAACGCCTACCGAACCGCTGGCAGGCTCTAAATCTTCGTCTATGTCTACGGCTGCCTCTAGCCGTATGCTATCTATAATCTCGCCGCTTATTGTTGCGTTGTAATCTATTAAAGCACTCGTAACGGCATCTCTTAGCGTCTTATTGCCGCCATACGTGCTGTCTGCACAATCTATCGACACCCTACTACGTCTGAGTCCAGTTTGCTCGGATAGAGCCTCGGTTATCTCTTGGTATACAGTCTGGTACGTTAGGGCTGGTAGAATCGTACCCTCTGGTCGTCGCTGGGGGTAGATACGTGTAGATACTAACCCGCTTACCGTACCGTCGGCTATTAAAATAGCTCTTATACCTTTTTCTAGGCTCATCTATGTTTACTCACCATCTTAGATAAATAACTATCGTAGGCTACTCTTACATCATCCGCGAACATTTGCTTAGAATTGTGAGCCTCGAAACTTCTAGTCATAAAATACTGTGCGTTTATTGGTCGCGCGCCACTTCTACCCCACTCTATAAAATGTCCATAAAATACACTATGTTTAGATGTTTCGACAAATACCCTACCCGTTACCAGCCCGTTAGCTCTCATGGATACCTTATTTACAATGGATTTTCTTAGCCTGCCTGTACGCTTTGGTGCATTTTTACGCGCCAGCTTTCTAATTTTAGCAGTAAACGCCCGCATACCCTTACGTACAATGTTACGTTCCATAGCATTACCTAGCAGTTTTAGGTTTTTATCTAGCTCTTTATCACCCGTTAGGCTGATCCCGCGCGTACTGTGGCGTAGCATTATATCGTTACCTCTTTACAAAGTAATTCTAAAAATACGTTACGCTCTTGCCAGTTTAGTACGCTCTCTATCTGTAGTACCTGCGTACCGTAAAGCAGCCTATTTTCTTGCGTTAATCCGTCTGCGCCGCCGGTCATACCTGTAGTAATCGTCCAGCCGTAGCCCGTTATGCTTATATCATCGTTACCCGCTGATCCCTCTATAATCTGGTCTATATCGACATATTTGGTATCTTGCGTAGCACTAAAAGACCCATCCTCATTTATAGCAGCGGTTAAATTTGCTGCGGTAATCGTACCACTAGTTTCTACCGTAAAATCGGTGTCAGCTATATACTCGTGAGTCAACCCATTACCGTCTACAATGCTTAAAGTATCGCCAGCATCTAGTAGCGCATGGTTGTATATCTCTATTCTAGCCCCACTAGCTGCTACTGGTACATTTGATCTATACCGCATTTTTACCACGTGAGTAACTACGCCGACCATCTCCTTAGCTATGTCTACCTCTGTACCGCCTACAGGAAATATCGAAGCCCATACCGTATCGCCTGTAGTCCACGAGTTAGATAAGTCGCCGTAATCGTCGTACGTGCTGCCTAGAGCTTGTATGGTTACTCGGTTACGTAATGCCCCTGCCCTCATTGTACCGTACCATCCTTAAATTGCCAGATAAGAGCCTGTAAAGCCATCGGTACAGGCTGTAGAGATATAGGGGCGTTACTCTCCCTGTTTTCGTACCAGTTACCAGCCAGCAGCTTAATAGCCAATAACGCTGCGTCTGGGCAGTCTGAGGCTGCGTCGCCATAGCCAGCCACAAAAGTTACTACAACGTCCTGATCGTATCCTCTTACGTCTGAGGGATAATCTATGTTATACGCTGGTCGTAGCCTGCCTACGTTAGAATCGGTATCTACCACGTAGTTAGCAGAGTCCCACGTTGTTACCTCGTCGCTAGTATTTACATACGTTACGCTGGTTACGCTCTGTAAGGGCGATACGGTCATAATTAGATCGCCCCCATTATTAGGGAACGTAGCTAGCTTTAGCTGCCAAGTAGCCGTAATTAGCTGGCGGTTAGTTGCGTTCTCGAAGTATGCCCTAGCCCCTGCTGCAAGCTCACCCAGTAGCGTATCTTCATCGCTACCGTCTACTCGTAGCCAGTCCTTTAGCACGCTGGTAGCTACAGGCTCTACGCTAGGTGCGCCAGTTTGTTTTAGGCTCATCGTCTTACACCCCTTTTAATGGTCGCCGTACTGGTTACGGGCTGCCTAGCGGCTAGCTCTGGGGTAGCCTCTGCGTATCCCTGAGCTATTAGCTTTATACCCTGCTCTCTTGGTACGTAGTACCGCTTATTCACTTTTAGCGTATCGTCGAACGTACGCAACATTAAAATTAACATAACTAAAACTGGGCGAGAGCCGAAGCCCCCGCCCAGCGATTAAAAACCCTTTAACGCCCTTACGAGGCTGCGTTTATAAGTAGCTTCATAGCTTCTGGTAAAACTACTTTACCATCTACTCGGCGGTAAGCTCTAAAGCCTACGCTACCTGTGGATACCGCGTAAAGCTCATTTAGTCGCTGGAATGAGGTAGCCCCTCGATCAGCGATATAGTAAGCCATCTTAAAATCGCCAAATAGCCCACATTTAGACCCCGGATCGTCTGCGGGTACAGCCATATCGTAGCTGGAGTAAATCGGATTACCTAGCAAGCGATCTGGCTCTCCATCTCTCATAGATGGTTGCCATATCCAGTGATCGTTAGCATCTTGTAGCTTTCTGATGTCTTTAATACTTGCGTCATTAAAGATAAAAGAGCCGTTACGGCGATACTGCCGCTTTAGACTGTATTGGAAATCTAGCAAGTCGTCAGCTGTCCACGTATTGATTGTAGCCAGCGTATGCCCAGCTGATGCCCCATTAACTGCCCCTGTGGGCTGCCCCGATCCTGTCCCCGCGATCATAGCCGCTTCTTCAAGCTCGCCGAGCCTTCTCGAAAAAATCGAACTTATGAAGGTCGTGAGATCAAAAACGCTATCCTGCATAAGCTCCTCTGAGACTAATAATAGAGTAGTCGCCTTATATGCTCCAAGCGAAACCTGCGTAAAGTCTGTATCCACAGGTAGATACGTTCCGCCTTCGCCGAGCCAAGCCGCCTCGCCTACGGTATCTACTACACTAATATTTCTATCGCTAGTTGTGTTTATGACGGTAGAAAGCGATCGCATAATATTATTATCTTGTAAGCCCTCAATCAATTTTCGCTCTAATACGCTCTCCGTCAAGTAGCCGCCCTCTGCGTCGCTGCCCTCATTAAGTGTTCTCGCTTCTTCGCCTACTAGGGCATTATTTCCATATCGCATATACTTATCGAAAGCATCGCGGTACTCGTCTGAGCCTACTCTATCTTGTTTAGTCATAGCTTTATAGCTAGATCGAGCCTCTGAAACAGTTTCTTTAATAGTCGATTCTGCTCTAGCTTGCTTTTCTTGTCGATCCACAGTAGCGGTAAAGCCGTCTACGTCTGCCTCGATACGGTCGTACTTTTCGGTTTCCTCTGCTGATAGGTTACGCCCTTCAGCTGAGGCTACGTCTAAGATGTCGCGCATCTCTTTAATGAGCTTAGCCCTTAGTTGTTTTAATTCTGTAATAGTTTGAGACATTAGTCCCCCTTCGTTAATAAAATTGCGACCCTAAAACTGGGTCTATACTGATAGCATAAAACCGTTTTAGAGTCGCTTAGGCGTAATCTATCCCCGATTGTTAGGTATCTCCCCACTAAATCGCATAGGCGTAAGTAGCGGTTTAACACCCCATAAATACATAACGCTAGACCTTTTCAGTTTATTGCGTTACTGCCAGCTATTTTTACGTAGATCGTGTAACCGTACATCGAGCCTACGCCGCCGTATGTCGTCTGGCTTATCCTCTGGCATACTACGCAGGGCTACGGTCGTATCCGCGTAAGCTGGGAAAGCTACCACGCTCACGTCGAATAAATCCACGTCCTCGATATAGCGTACGTTACGACCCTCGGTACGTTCCCAGCGGTCGCTACGTACAGTAAAACCGAAGCTCATAGCGTCAAGATCGCCCCGCTGTACTAGCGTAGCAATATCTCGCCCCTCTGTAGTATCTGGTAACTCGATACGGGTAAATAGCCCTCGCTGATCCTCTCGCAGCTCTAGCGTATTATTCTTTGTACGCCCTATTACTCTCGCTGGGTCATGGTCTACTAAAGCCCTTACGTCCTGTCCCTCGTCTAACGCTCTCGTAAACGCTCCGGCTTCTATCACCTCTTGGAAATTGCCCAAGTCGGTAGGCGTATCGAATACGCTGGCGTAGCCCTCTAGCGTCCTCTTGTCGCCCTCATTAAATCGTACTTCTGCCTGCTCGAATCCTATAGCCCTTTTCTCGCTCACTGTATCCCCCCTAGTACCTCATCGGTAAATATCTCTACTGGTTTATCTGATTCTATCCACGCCTCGCTAACGGTTGCCAGCTTGTCGCTGTACTTTTCGTCAGTCCAGCCTAGCTCCATAGCGATAGCCCCTAGTACGGGGTCTATAATCTCCATAAATAACGGCGGTAGATCATCGCTCGCCCATTTAGCTCGCCACTCCCCGTAATAGTCGCCCTTACGTTTTAATGCGTTACGCTCTGCATTCTCCTGCAGGCGTTTAGCTCTAGCTAACGCATCCTCTAGCAATGGTCTAGCCCACGCTCTACCCTCGTCTTGCTCTATCTCTGTAGGGGCTGGCTCGTCTGATCCTACGGTGTCCATATTCATAGGCTGTGTAAACGCATCGCCGCCGTCTACTGGGTTAAGATTTTCTAACGCTCGTATCTCGTTTACAGATAGCCAGCCTGTTTCCTTAGCGATTTTATAGCTATCGTATCTGGTTTTAGTATCGCCTCGAAGTAGCCCGTCTACCTGAAACTCGCTAAACAATGGCTCGTCATTCCTAAAGAGCTTACGGCTAACCTCTGTCTCGAAGCGTACCAGCCAAGGGCGTAGCGTATAGGTTACGTACTCGATGGCTTGATGCTCTATATTGCTGAACGTCGCCTTATCAAGGTCACCGATTTTATGGGGTGGTACGTTATACCATCTAGCTATCTCGGTTACTTGGAACTTACGAGTAGCTAGGAACTCGGCATCGTTATTAGATACGCCTATATTCTGCCATGCCATACCTTCTTCGAGAATCGCGGTCTTGCCCACGTTAGAGCTACCGCCGTAAGTCTGCTGCCATGTTTCGCGTAGCCTGCCTGCTGCCTCTTGGCTTAATCTATTGGGATGGCTTAATACGCCTGCTGGTCTAGCACTATTGCTAAAGAATGACGAGCCGAAACGCTCCGCAGCCAGCCCCAGCCCTATACAGTTTTTAGCCAGCGTAATAGGGCTATAGCCTATTAGCCCGTCGAAGCCCAGCCCTGCAATGTGGAATACATCGTCAGCCATAAGGGTTATATTCTCATCGACGATATACCGAACTGTACCCGCTTCGTCTTGCTCTACCCTCACGCGATCAGGGGTAATAGGTAACAGCTCTACTGGATTACCTGAGCCGTCGCGAACTATTTCAGAATAGCCGTTCCCCCACGTAAGGCAGTGAGCAATAATCGTTTCTCGCCATTGGAAACTAGTCATACGCCTATTAGGGGCGATGGCTAATAGCTTCGCTACTGCATGCTCTCTATCTCTAGTCTTACCGTCGGGTAATCGCTCGTAGGTGTGCAAGGGTAGGCTGGCTACCGATTCTGCAATAAGTCGTACAGCTGCGTAAACAGCCGAGTAGGTTAAGGCGGTTGTAGCATTAACTGATATGCCAGCTGGCGTAGTACCCCCCGTTAGGTTATTAAATAACCACGTAGTAGGCGTAGCTAATATCGCCCTATCCTCTTTTTTACCAAATAGTCCAAACATCATAATAAAGTTATCCCCCGTTCATCGTATACGCTGCCAGTGTCGTTGCCTGCTGTTGCTCTAGCTATAGCCATAACTAGGGCTACAATAGAATCTATTTTTTCTGTACTCTTTTTCTTGCTTGGTTTAATGTTTGCGGCGGGATCGCTCTCTATTGCGCAGTTGGAAGCCATCCAGCGCAATACAGGATTACCGCCGTGGTGCAAGTGTCGCCCCATTACTAGAGCCTCTAG